AAGCCATCAGCATGGATAAGGTAGTCCGTCACTGGTGCAGGCGGATTGAGCAACAAGGCCAAGTCATGCCCCGCTTGGACGTAATCATTGGCGTCCCCTAGCACGGGCGGTGTAACCATACGCACTCCATACTTTGCGCTGGCCTGCTCGGCGTAGCGTTGCCCTACGCCACTAGCGTCATGGTCGGCCACAATGCAAATGTCCAGCGTCGGGTGGCCTTCCTTCAAGACTCCCGTGACCGGCACCAAGTTGCTGGCGCTGTAAGCCACCGCGCAGGGCTGGCCTGTGACTTCGGCAATGGTGGCGGCTGTGGCAAAGCCCTCGGCAATGTAGAGAACACTGGCGTCATCCATGCTGCCAACGAGCCAGAACATCGAGCCGGTCTGTCCACCAGGGTGATACAGCTTGCCACCGGCATGGTCAATGTACTGGATGCTGGAGAGTTCGCCGTCCGAGTTGTACAGCGGAACCATCAGCCTGCCGTCACCCGTAATCCGTGCGCCGTGCGCCTTAATGCCCTTGCGTTGCAGGTATGGATGCTCTGGGCTTGCTGCCCCGGCCTGAGACCAAATAAGATCGACCGTATTTGCGGCAACCTCGCGGGTCTTGGCCTGCTCTGTATCCCGCTGGGTCTTGGCCTCCGCCAAGCGCCGGGACTGCGCCATTTCCTCCACCGGCGTCAGGCTGCGGCCAATGTCTGCTTTCCAACTTGATTCAAACCCAGATCGCCAGCAACCAAAGCGCCCAGCCGGTACGCCATCAGAGAAGACCACGTACCAACCAGGCTTGTCGTGGCCCTTTTCGCCCTTGGTGCCACTGTTAAAGCGGTGCAGCTTGCCGTCAAGGTGTATGGCCTCTGGTGGCTTTAGCCCTGCGGCCAACATGGCATCTTTGAGTTGAATGTCAGGCGCATCAACCTGCTTCTGAGGGGGTGGCGACCAAGGGCCACCGAGGATATTTGAGAGGTCTGCCATAAAAATTAGTCTCCACAGAAGCAGGCTATTGCTTCTTCGTTGGGGTCAAACATATCAGTCTGCTCTTTGCTGTATTGCAGCATTGATGCGTAGCTGGGGCGGTCGGAGCGGAACACGGCACCGCTTGGCTTGGACGCCAACGCCAACGCCTCCATTTTTGCCCACCAGACAGCGCGTTCTGGCTTTTCTGTGATGAGGCTTAGGACTTGCGCCCCCCCCTTTAAAAAGCACAGATCGCAATTGCCGTGCATGGTCACGCCGTTGTTGTTTGGCAGGCCGAGGTCAAACGACTGCTTCCGCCAGAATGCGCCAACGTCTTCTTTGGTTACACCGGCTGTCACAAGAGGAATGCGCGACTTGTCAGCAATCTTGGCGGCTCGGCGCTGCTCATCAGCCCTCATGCCAATCATGCTCATGTTCTCGGCTTCAGTCTTGGTGTCGGCCATACCCAAGGACAACAAATAGCGGCCAATTGGGCGAATCTTTAGATCAATGGTGCAGAACCGAGTAACTGGATTTGGCAAGTAATTCCGCTTGCGTATCAACGCCTCAAACGGTTCGCCGTCCCGGCTGGCGCTGTCAAAGTCTACGATCTCAAACTTGGATTCTGTGTCGCGGAACTCCAGCCAAGTGATCGGCACATTCCAATTCACCGAGCAATCCCGCACAAACTCCAAGGTCTTTTCGTCTTCCTTACCGGTGTTGGCAAAGCACACAATGGCCTCTTCTGGTAGCCCTCCATTGCTCTGTAAAACACGCCACAACATATAAGCGCTAGTCCTGCCACCACTGAAGCTGATGCAGGTTGGTTCGTTAATTTTGAAGGGGTCACTCATCTTTTTCAATCTTTCGTCATAAAGTTGTTGACACTGTACCATGAACTTATGCTACACTGCAACCACGCCTCGAACTGAGTTACAGACGGAGGCGCAAACAAGGAGAGCCACATGGCTATTTCGTTAAAACGCACCAACGGCTTATCGGCCAACGGTGTTAAGTTGCTTGTCTACGGGCAAGCGGGTGCTGGCAAGACCAGCCTAATCAAGACCCTGCCGAACCCGGTGGTATTGTCTGCCGAGGGTGGTCTGCTGTCCATCCAAGACGCAGATTTGCCGTACATTGAGATTGCCTCAATGGATGACTTACGCGAGGCTTACTCCTGGGTGCTGGAGTCCGAGTACAAATCGGTGGCGCTGGACAGCATCAGTGAGATTGCAGAGGTCTGCCTGAATCACGAGAAGAAGGTCAACAAAGACCCCCGTGCAGCCTACGGTGCCATGCAAGAACAGATGGCCGACATCATCCGAGCCTTCCGCGACATTCCTGGCAGGCACGTTTTGATGACTGCCAAGCTGGAAAAGACCCAAGACGAAATGGGCCGGGTACTGTACAGCCCATCCATGCCGGGTAACAAGACAGGGCAGGCATTGCCTTACTTCTTTGATGAAGTGCTTGCGCTTAGAGTTGAGAAGGATGCCGAGGGCAACACTCAACGCGCCTTGATGTGCGACAGTGACGGCCTGTGGCTTGCCAAGGATCGTAGCGGCAAGCTGGGAACCTGGGAAGCGCCTGACCTGGGCGAGATCATTGCCAAGATTGGCGGTGCAGCATGAGCCAACCATCTGTCGGAATTATCGCCATGTGGACGGGCGAACTTTGCGCCAATGTCGAACACATGAGAAGCATGGCAATTCACAAGATGACTGATGAAGATCTTGATCTGTTTGCCAAGTACGTGCGTGAAGCTGGTAATGCTATTACCTCTCTTTCAAAATATGTCAAACAATGTCAGGAAGAATCATGAACACCCTATACCAACGCTGGCTTGACGCCAAGAAACTTGAAGCCGCTGCCGTGACCGAGCGCCGTCAACTGGAAGACCAGATGGCCGCTGAGTTCGCCATCCCCAAGGACTTGGACGGCACCATGAAGCGTGAGATTGACGGCTACGTCATCAAGATTGAAGGTCGAATCAACAAGAAGATCGACGCCGACAAGTTGCAAATGCTGGCTGCTGAAGCCGGTCTGTCCGAACACCTTTCCAGTTTGTTTCGCTGGAAAGCAGAAATCAATGCGAAGGCATGGAATGCGGCTGCTGAAGCTGTCACCAAGCCTTTGCTTGATGCCATCACGTCCACCCCAGGGCGTCCCACTTTCACTATCACCAAGGAATAAATCATGGCTTACCTCGACGAAGAATTTAGCATTGACACCCTGCCCGTTGGCACCTCCAACTATGACCCATTGCCTGAGGGCTGGTACAACGCCAGCATCACCGGCGCGGAGATCAAGGCCACCAAGATGGGCGACGGCAAGTACATTGCCTGCAAGTACACCATCACCGGCCCGTCGCATCAAGGCCGGGTGGTGTTCGGAAACTTGAACATCAAAAACGCTTCAACTAAGGCGGAGGAAATTGGCCGGCAATCCCTTGGAGAAATTATGCGAGCCATTGGCTTGGCAAAGGTGACTGACACGGATCAGTTGATCGGCGGCAACCTGGGCATCAAGCTGGTCGTGAAAACGGGCGAGTACGCCGGGAATGAAATCAAGGGGTACAAATCCTTGGGTTCTGGTTCTCCGGCTGCTGTAGCCCCGTTCAAGCCCGTTGGGCCATCGGCTGCTGCTGCGCCTGCCAAGGCTGCGCCACCTTGGGCTAAGAAGTAAAAAAAAGACCCCGCTTGTAACGGCGGGGTCAATATGAGCAACAACAACAACCAACAGGAACACCAACCATGAATATCCCTGAACCAGAGATTACCATAACTTCCCTGATTGACCAAGCCCATCAGGAACGGATTGAGAAGCCCCGCGCTCACATGGGGTGCAGTACCTTGGGCCACCATTGCGAACGGTGGCTTTGGCTAAGTTTCCGTTGGGCAGTCGTTGAGAAATTTCTTGGCCGGATTCTGCGACTGTTCAGGCGTGGGCAGAACGAAGAGGCCACCATCATCAGCGACCTGCGCGCCATTGGTATGAGCGTGAGCGGCACACAGCGCCGGGTGAACTTTGGCAGCCATGTGAGCGGCAGCCTGGACGGTATCGGTAAGGGCGTACCCGGTGCGCCTAAGACTGAACACGTTTTGGAATTCAAAACCCATAGCCTCAAGTCATTCAACGACCTTGAGAAAAATGGCGTGGAAAAGAGTAAGCCCCAGCATTTCACCCAGTGCCAAGTGTACATGCACGGAACCGATTTGAAACGCGCCCTGTACGTGGCCGTCTGCAAGGACGACGACCGCATCTACACCGAGCGCCTGGAACTTG